ATTACCAATAAAGTTACCAGTGAAGTCTCCAGTATAAGTTCCGACAAAGTCTCCAGTGTATGTACCTACAAAGTCTCCAGTATAAGCACCTCCAAAATCTCCAGTGTATGTAATTGCACCTAAGAAGTCTCCTGTAAAGTCTCCTATATAATTACCAGTAAAGTCTCCAGTATAAGTACCTACGAAGTCTCCGATGAAGTCACCGGTGAAATTACCAGTATAAGTTCCAACAAAGTCTCCTGTAAATGTACCGACATATGTACCAACGAAGTCTCCTACGAAGTCACCAATATATGTACCTACGAAATCTCCAACAAAGTCACCAGTGTATGTTCCAACGAAGTCACCTACGAAGTCTCCTGTATAATCTTCTTCTGCATTTGCAGTAGAATTTCGAGTAGAGTTTCTTGTTGAATCTGCAGCTGGATCGTCAGGATTTGTGTAATCAGATGCATACGCTCCTACGAAATCTCCGACAAAGTTACCAGTAAAGTCTCCGACATAATCTCCAGTAAATGTTGTTTCATAATCTGTTTCGTATACAATACCAAGTGATCCTGCGGTATAATCACCATCAGCCGTTTCTTTTCTTGTATCAGTTGCTGTTCCTCTTGCAACCCAAGTACCTGTGATTCCAGCACTTGCTGGTGTTCCTGCAGCTGAATTACGAAGAAGATATCTACCTACTTTTAAGTCAGTAGCAGAATCTGTAGCCATTATTCTTGTGAGAGCTCTTTGACCAAACGTGAACTGTGTTTGTCTTTGAGTCATCTCTATCAGACCTTGCCAATCACCACTTCCTCCTGCAGATCTTTTTATAGTAGCAGGAAGCACTGCTGTAGGTGGAGAACCAGCATAGTCTGTGTAAATATTACTATTTTGATTTCTCTTATAAATGTTGTATGTTACAGTTGTACCATCTGTTTGAGTATCTGTAAAAATACCTGATAAAAGAACAGAATAATCTCCACTCGGTGCAGAGGAACCAAGTCTAAATGTACCTGGATGTTCGTATGTCATGATACGATTTAACAATACATCTGTTAGATCATTTACCTCAGATGATGTTTGTTCTCTCAAATCGTTTGTTGCACCTATGTCTTGTTTTAGAGGAGATCTGATATCAGAATCAGTCTCAGCAGCAGTTCCTTTTTTCTGATACAGATATTGGGTTGTTTGACCGATGCTGAGGGATGAGCCTGGGTGAGTACCTACAGATTGATTATAGAAGGTGTCTATCATTCCACCTACTTTATAGTGGCCTGCAGAATCAGTAAATTGAAGTGCTAATATGCCTGGATCGGCAGAATCTGAAGCAGCAAGTTGTAGTGCAGCCTGATAAGCTATATATTCATAGTTATCTGAATCAAATTCACGTAAGTCTTTAGTATTGACTAATTTAAGAGGTGCTGCCATAATGTATTATTTATATGTTTTTATTATGCTACGCGAACATAAAGTGTATAAGTTTCAACAGTTTCTGCTGACCATTGAATTGTTTCTCCAAAATAGTTACCTGTAAAGTCACCTGTATATGTTCCTATGAAATCACCAGTAAATGTGCCAATATAGTTTCCAGTAAAGTTCGTAGTAGATGCTGCGGTTGAGTTTCTTATAGAATCTGCAGTTGAATTACGTGTAAAGTTTTCATCCTGCACTCTTGTATATGTACCAGTAAAATCACCCGTAAAACCTGAACTATAATTGCCTGCATAACCAGCCGCATCTGGATTAGTTGAGTTTCTTGTAGAATTTCTCGTAGAGTTTCTTGTATAGTTTCCTTCATAAGGAGCAATTAAGAAGTTACCAACGTAGTTACCAAGATAGTATACTTCATTGATAGGACTATATACGTTTCGTGTAAAATCGGTTACTCGTGCAGGTGCTCCAAGATAATCTGTGCCTGCAAAATCAGTTTCATAGGGAGATTGAATTGGTCCAACCCAGTTTCCAACATAATCTATAGGTCCAGGTCCTATCCAGTTTCCCTCATAGGCTGTAGGTCCAGCAAAATTACCAGTATAATTAGTTGCAAATGCTTGTCCATCTGGATTTATATAAGTTCCAATAAAATCTCCTGTGAAATCTCCTACAAAATCTCCAGTATATGTAATCCCACCAAGATAAGTTCCTTCAAATGCTTCTATTTGTACTCTTGTATATGCACCTTCGAAATTACCTGTGTATGGACCAACGAAGTCTCCTGTAAAGTCTCCTATATAATTACCAGTAAAGTCACCGACAAAATTACCCTCATAATCTGCTGTATAGTCTGTTTCATATACAGATGTAAAGTTTTCGTCTTGGTTTGCTGTGCTATTACGTGTATAATCAACATCTGAAGTTTGCTTTTTCGTATCTGTTGCAGTACCTCTTGCTGACCAAGTACCAGTAGCTACAGGAGCGCCTTGAGCAGAAGATCGTAATTGATATGCACCAACATTATTTGAAGTAGCCATCATCCACGTTTTTAGATGATTACCAAATGAATAAGTCATTTGATCGCTATCCATGGCTTGAACACCTTGATATGTTCCTGTTGGACCGGCTGATCTTTTGATAGCCATAGCATTTACTTTTGTTGGAGCCGTCATTGTGGTTCTTTTGTAAATGCTATAGTTAACAGTTGTTCCGTCTGTTTGTGTGTCACTAAATACATTATTTAAATGGACACTGTAATCACCACTAGGAGCCGATGATCCTAATCTAAATGTACCAGGATATTCATTGGTCATGATGATTTTTGCTAATCTATTTGATAAGTCTCCCCATTCTGCTTGACTAAATTCAGCAATGTTACCTGCAACGTTGTTTACATTAATTGGTGTTCTAAAATTAGTATCAGAAGAATCTAGATCCGAACCTGTTCTCTGATATAAGGTAGTTACGGTTGAACCAGTAGATAATGCTGAACCTGGATGAGTTGATACTGGCTCATTAAAAAATGTATCTGTGAACGAACCGATATTGGTTCCTGATAGTGTACTTAATTGACCAGCACTAGATGAGTCATCGTTTGCTAATTGTAATGATGCTCTATACGCAACAAAGTTTTCTTCAGGAGCTGTAAATCTCTGAAGGTCCCCTAAAGCATTTTTGATTTTTACTGGCCTACTATTCATGGATTACCCATTGAAGTATTATGGCGTTGCTACATTTAATAATGTACCTGCACTATCGTAGACATCGACCATTCTTCTTCCTAATTCACTCATCATTTCTACTACGTTAAATCTACCACCAGCTTTAGTTGCATAACTAAATTCATCACTATCTAAACTATTTGGATCTCCAATAAAACCAGATGAACTTGTTGCAGTACCATCTGCAACGTCTACAGCAGCTTTTAATTCATTAATAGCAGCACCAACAGTTGTTGCAGTCGTAGTTAACGCAGTACCTTGTGTTATTGTGCCAGCAAATGTAACATTTGCTCCACTAAAAGTAGCAGCTGTTGTTGATCCTGATCTTACAAGTAGATTCCCACCTGTATTTGCAAGTGAACCGAATGTGGCCCCACCGTCCATAAGGAAGACATCACCACCATCAGCATCTAATATAATATCGTTTGATGCATCAAGAGTAATTATTCCTGTTTGTGATATTGTTCCAGTGGTAACTTGTGTAAATCTTGCAGAGTCTGCACTTGCGTATCCAATTGGAGTACCATCAATTGCACCACCATTGATATCAATATCACTTGCTGTGATAGTTGTTCCATCAATTGTTCCACCATTGATATCAATAGTTGTTACTGTACCTAAGTCAGACCAGGTTCCAGTAAGTGAGCCACCATTTGATGCATGTATTTTTCCAGCAAATGTAGCTGAATCACTTGCAAAGGTAACTGCAGTTGTTGTGCCTGATTTAATAATCAAGTCACCTGAAGTATTTGTTAAACTACCAAATTGTGTTCCATCATCTTTTAATACAACGTCTCCACCACCTGCATCTAAATTAATATCTGCAGCCGCATCAACTGAAAAAGCGCCTGATGTAAGTACAGATAAAGCACCTGTTACACTCATACTTGTAGGTGAACCTGCTATATTAAAATCTATAACATCAGCACCACCGTCTTGAAACTTAATATTACCACCATCAGCATCGATGAATATATCATCTGAAGCATCAAGTGTAATATCAGTAGAAGTTACAACCAGATTAGTTGAACTATTTTGTAATGTACCAAAGCTAGCTGAATCATCTCTTAATGTGATTGTACCACCGCCAGCATCAAGTGTAATATTACCAGCGTCGTTGACATATAATCCAGTTGACTTAATCTGATTTGCTGATGCATCAAATACTGCATCTATTTCATTAATAGCTCCTACTAAATCTGAATCTACATTTGTAGTGAGTGCAGCACTGTCACCAGCAAACTTAGAAACAACATTGACTTTGTTTCTTAAATTCAGTATATTGTCGTCTAAATTTACTACCTTATATGCCATTTTTCTCGTCCAATAATCTTAAGATTAAATCGTTAATTTTATTTATTCCGTCCTCAACTTTCTCAAGTCGATTAATTAATTGTTTCTCTTCTTCAGCCTTTTTCAATCTCAACGCTTTTCTTTGTCGAGCTTGCATAACTTCATTTTCACTTATGTTAATAATAACACCAGTTTTTCTATCTCTTGCTAGACCTTTATGCCCTTCTACTCTTACTAAGTCCATTAGTCGATCATCGCAATTGCTCTAAAGTCTCTAAGTTTAGGAACTCTCGAAGAGCTTGTTGATCTCATTACAATCTTAAATTGCATTCTTGTAAATGGATCTAATACACCGTTCTGACCACCAGCTAGATATTCGTAATCTCTAAAGATTGTAGGATTATCATCTGGAGCTGGAGTTGATTGTGGTTCTAATAATATCCAGTTAACTTGATCTAAATTAGTATTTTCTCCACCAACTCTGTAATATAAATCTACAGAAGCTGCTGAAGGTCTATTGACTGCTAAGAATACTTTAATGCCTACTGAAGCATTTGCAAGTGTAGCAGGTATTGAGATGTGCCTTGCAACCTCTTTACCGTTTGTTGCTACAGTTTCTGCAGAATCTTCAATTGTAAACTTATCAACAGTTGTATCTGTAATATGATTTCCAATCAAAGTCATTGAAGCTCTTTGTAAGTCAACAATCGGAGATACAAAATTATTTGTTGTGCTAATAGGTACACTTATTTCTGATGAATAGTTTCCACCTAATCCTTCAGAACCTACTACTAAGTTTTCTCTTGTTCTATTAGCAATCATCTTAGGTGCAGAGAATGAAGTGTTTCTATTAAATCTTAATGCTGACCAAGCTGTATCTTTTGCCATTCTTGTTTCTGAACCAGCTATTGATCTACCTGAAGTAAACTTACCTCTTAATGCTAAACCTGTTAAGTCAGGTACCATTGTCTGTATGTCAACTTTTGCTAAGTTAAATTGAATGTTTCTATCTGTAACTTTAACATTTGAACCACCTGAATATGTTGATTTAGTTGGTGCAAGTGTTCCAGCTGGTACTGAGAACACAATACCAGAAGCATCAAAATGTTTTACAGTATGTGTTGAATCGAGTACGCTTCCTAATACTCCACCATAACTTGTTCCAGCTGTTAATCCAGTTATTTCGAAAGTATCTCCTGAATCTAAACCATGATCTGGGAAATGAAGGATAATGTCCGAATCGCCAGCTGTAGTTTTAATTGGGTTAGGATCTAATCTGTAAGCAGGAACATTTGCATTTCTCAATCTTACGTCACCAGATGTCTTATTAAATGATGCTCTAATGAGTTTCATTGTAAGATCTTTCTTCTGATCTGGCTCCCATGTTCTACCGTTTTGTGATTTAAACAGTGAACCAAGTGAAGGCTGAGTTGTAATTCTCTTCGATGTAGAACCTAACTGGAATTGTCCAACTTCTGAAACATAAACTGTGTATTTGTTACTATCAGCAAGTAATACGACTGCATATTCCTCTTGAGGTGAGAGATATACAGGCTCATCTAACTCAAATGATGTAGGAGCTGCCAAAACTCCAGCAACTGTTTGTGTTGATACAGTTGTTACTTGAGATGACGTAAGTGTTTTAGTTGCAATATATTTTGTAGAATGTGGATGTCCATTCTCCATTGGTCTAATTTGTAAAGTTACAGGTAATGTACTATCTTTAGTTGCAAAGTATACTTTAACTTTTGTTAAGAATACTCCTGTTAAATCGTTGACCAAGAAAGATTGAGCAAGAGGATCTCGATATCCACATCTTGTTCTCATCATCTTATTACCAAAGAATGCGTCGTTTAATGATCTAGTACCAAAGTCACTAAACGTTAAGTTAGCATCAGGTAACGTATTATCTGCTGTAAATGTAGTTGGACCAGTTCTAAGTGGACTAATAAGTTTACCTACAGATGGTACAAAACTTTTAACTTTCTTACTATTAGATGTAGTAGTTTCTTCACCTAAAACATTTAGTACACGAGTTGTCTTAACTGTTTCTTGTACAGTTTCAATTGTACCTTTTGCTTCATACGTTGCGGTTGCAACAGATAATGCTTGGTTGTCTAATCCACCAGAAATATCTAATAGTTTAAATTGTCTGGTACCAGTTTTAAATTGTTTGTGAGGAATAAAGAATGAACCCTCAATTGCACCATTTGTATCAGATACAAGTGATGATGAACCTTCTGGGTGAGATGTTGCTGCATCGTATTGGTTACCATAGTCAGTAGTATCAGATGAGAAGTTCACAAATGTTTCTTCTCTAACCCAACTATCAATTGCCTTATTATCAAAGTAAGGATAGTATTTAGTGTTAGGTCTTAATCCACCAACTTTAAAGTAAATCTTACGTGATCTAATCCAAGGTATAAGTGCAACATCAACAACTTTATTTCCAATAACTTCTCTTATCGTTTCTGATGAAACAATTCGATTAACTTTTGTTGGGTTAGCTCTTTCGTCGGCATCTGCATTATATCTTGGTGAGTCAGGCTGATCTCCCCACATATCAGCTCTTCTGGCCTGTGCTGTTCTGTAATCTCTATCAGGAGTTGATGATGTGAGTGATCTATTTGCATCGTCACCGACTTCTAAATCTTCTATATTTTTACCGCCCCAGTTCCATTCCCAGTTATTCCATAGGTAAGCCTGAGTGGTATCTAATTTAGTTCCACCTTGGACAACTTTTTGTCCAGTTTGTTTTACTTCTCTCCATTCATCTGATGCTGGAGATAATGTAATATTACCTCTAGATGAAGTAACATTGAATGGGTTTACATTTTCTGTGCCTGAACAAATGTCAATTGCTTGATATTCAGCTGAGTCATATGATAACATAACTAAGTCACCGACTTTTGTTACATTTGATGATGAGTCAGCATTGTATATAAGTCTTATGTTGTTTTCATGGAAAGATGGTCTTAATATCTTTTCACCTGGATCAATTGATGCGCTATAACCAGCATCAGCAGTTTGTGCAAATGCTTGATCACTAAAGTTATCAACTAAGAATCCAGCCTTTGTTCTAGCATTACCAGTACTATCTAATACTTGCAAGTTCTTTGTATCAACTTCAAGCAATGATAGAGCAGTAAGTTCTTCTAATCTTTGAACTTGTTTATCTAACTTAGAGATATCGTTCATAGTATATCTCTTCGCATCAATTGGACTTAGAACAACATCTGAATCATTAATTGTATTTGCGTTAAGAGCTATGCGATATAATTCTAAAGTTCCGTCTGGTGTGTTAGGGAATTTAGGATTAAAATCTGGTGTACCTTGTACATTAATCAACACTCCATTTTCATCGATAACTAATTTATCTGAACGAGGTTGATATGTCTCAATGTCAGCAGTAATCGTATCTCCATTTCTTGGTAATGGATTAACATCAGACAGCGTTGCAATTGTTCCTGCAATTGCTGATTTAGTAGGCCTAAAGTCTAAGACATCTCTAAGTTCTATAATTCCTTCTACAGGTGATGTATGAGAAGGAATATTTCCATAAGATACTTGACCATCGTATGAGTTAACTGAATAGAAATCACCAGTGCCATGTGCAAAGTATCTAAATTGACAATAAGTAGCTGATGGCTTGCTTAATCCTGATTTAAGAATAAGTCTAGCAGGCTGATAATAGTTATCTCTTTGACCATTATCAATAATAAAGTTATCTGCAATATCAACAGCAGTACCACCTGCACTGTCTTGAATTGCAAGTACATCGTATAAGTCAGCTTGCCCAAGATTTAAATATGAAATACCATCTGAATCCACATAATCACCAGATGCAGTAGATGTTTTAGTTGTAGTCGTAAGCGTCTTAGTTCTTTGTGTAATCGTATTTGTTACATAGTAAGCTAAATCAAACGCAGCTGATGTACCTAATCCACCAATCGTTACAGATGTAGCAGCAGAAGATACAATTGTTGGACCAATAATGCTTCCATCTGCTAGTGTTGCAACCCATAAAGAAGTATCAGCTAATGCAGAAGGAGCAGATACTGTAACTGTATATTGCCCAGAACCATTTGAGGTAGCAGATAAATATCTCTGCTCAGTCATTGTAATGTCTGATAATTCTTTTGGTCTCTTTCTTGGTAAATCAAAGAATACGTTATTATCTCTTGGTTGTTTAATAATTGACTTTGCAACGCCATTGAGTACTTCTTGCTCAATAGCAAAATCGTTTGTTGGACTTGCACCGATACTTAATACGTCAGTTTCAAAGTTTTTACCTGAGTACATCTTAGTGTCAAAGATATATAATCGATGCTTTGTTCCATCTTCTTCGATAGCTCTAATTCTTGCTTTACCAACAGCAGCATTTGCACTGTTAAATAAAGTAGCTGAGTCTAGCGTTGCAAAATTAATTATATCAGTATGTGTACCAGAGTCAGATAACACATAGTTACCATAAACAACTGGAATGTTAACGTTAGCTTCTGAAACGTATGTTTGTGGTTTAGCAATCGCTAAAGTATTTGCAGTTTGTGTTTCTGCTCTATAACCATTTACATATGCAACACCTGGTGAAACATCTAAGTCTAAGTAATTAGCATCAGAATCGTTTAATGAGAATGTTGCTTTAAATGGTTTAACGATATAGTTACCAGATTCTTCGTAAGTTCTCTTAGCAAGTAAGTCGTTAATTTTATTGTAATTGTCAGTTGCCGAAATTTGAGAGACGATTTCAGATTGTTTAACTTTACAATAGAATATAAAATCTTCTGCTGCACCTACGTCTGCTTCATCGATAAGAGTTAATCTTATTCGATATCTGTCAGCACCAGGAGCAGAAGTATTTGGTGTTGCACCTTGATTATCGTATAACGCTGAATTATCACCTGCAGTTACAATATCTTGTGTAACTTTAAATCCAACATTACCACTATAACTATTTGAATAGTAACTTAATATAAGTGATTGTGCACTTGAGTATACGAAGTGACCTTGTGTAAAGAATGCACCATCACCGAATGAAATTCTTGTACCTGTGCCTGTTGCACTTGTTGAAGCTGATTTAATATCACCAACAGATGCATTTTCTAATGTTTCGTTATCAGCAGCTTTAATATATGTTCCACTTGAGTTACCACCAATGTATTGTACATAAATGGTATCAACTGCACCAGTTTGTGCTGCTGTATAATACTCTAAGATTCTAAATGTAACACCAGAAGTTGCTCCTGTATATTCAGCATCAATTAGAGTTGATGTGTCAGCTGGAAGTGCTAAACCACCAGCACCAGTATCAGTATTAAGTTTAATGTAGTCATAAGATTTATTAATAGTAACAGTTGAACCAGATACACAAGCACCTTCCTTAAAGATATTCTTACCGAATCTCTCCATTTCTTTGTTGATGATTGTTTGTAACTGTGTTAACTCTCTTGCTTGTAGAGCTCTACCAGCATTAAACAGTATTCGATAGTAAGCATCACTATCGTTATAATCATCTCTATATGTTGATGCAAATATTCCTGAGTTGTATGCTGTTGCCATTTCTTATCCTAAATTGTAATTACTATCTTCAAGTCTTCAGTTTGAGCTGCTGATCTAGCTACTGCCGCACGATTATCGATGTATAAAACGTCTCCTGTCATTCTATCTATCTCAGTGGCATCTGCTGAATCTCCTAACTGAATAACTGTTGCAGATCCGCCACCTGGACTACTTGTAATTGCTGATGAATCAAAAGCAGTAAATCCAGTAGTTTCGTTCTGATGATAATATATGTATGTAGCATCTGCAGAGTCAACTAAAGCTTTAGCTCCTGTTGCAGATTGTGTAATTGTATCATCGTTATCAAACTGATCATTTGAACCAGTTACTGTTAATCTTCGAAGTGTACTTCCAACTGAACCAGTGTAGTAATCTCTAGCACTGTCGTATTTCCAATTCAATGGATTTTTCACAAGAAGCACTTGTCTAAAGTCATTTAATGGGAACTCTCCACCTTCAACTCCTGCAGGCTGAGTGTTAAACATAATTGAACTTGATTTTAAATCTTGTCGAGGATCAGCACCAATACCACCTGAAGGACCAATAACTGGTCTTGCAACAGCAGGTTTGGTTACTCCACTTGAGTCAGCAATTGTTATACTTGCATAAGTGTAACCTGAGCCGAAGAATGAAGCAGAATCAAATGCGATCTTTTTAATAACTCCACCACTTACATAAGCGTGAGCAGTAGCACCTGAACCGTTTCCAACAACTGTAATTGCAGGAGCATTTACATAACCAGCTCCACCAGAATCTAATTCAATATTTAATATTGCACCATCGACTGCAGCATTCTGCACACCAACTTGTTGTGTTTGAGCAGCAGATAAAACTGGATCGTTAGCTGAGTCAGCTACGACTTTTTCAACTGGCATATAGTTAGAAGCTAAGTACTTATTTGCGTTTGTTGCATCGATACTATATAAGAATTTCCAAACATATCCATCAGCAGTACTAAATGCAGAAGTGGCAACACCACTTGGTTTTATTGTTGATGGTTGTGCTGTACCAGAAGCGTTTTTAGCTCTTTGTAAGCAAATATAAACGTTATTCTCATCAGTTAGTACATAATAAGCATTTGAAGGATAACCTGTTTGATTATCATCGTATGCACTGTATGTTGCACCTGATGTCCAGTTGTACCTTGGAACTACAAATTTATAATCGTTAACTTGTTTTAAACCTTGTAAAGTATATTGTGCGGTTCTAACTGTTCTTGGATTTAATCCTGGTGCTGGAGCCGAATCATTAGCATTCCAGTCTTCAGATCTAGCTATACCTGCATATACTCTGTTAAATTCGTGTTTCTTTACAACATGAGGTCCAGTTAAATTTCCTAGACCTTTAAAGTTCTGTTGAGCAGAGTCTGCTAAACCAAAATTAGATGCGGTAGCACTATCGTTTAAGACAACATATTGCTGACCAACATCATTGAATAGCTTTTCTGCTTGTTGAAATTTTGTTATTGTACTAATTACTGCTGCCATATCTTTACCCTATTAAGCTACGGTTACTTCACCTTGGTTACCAACTATGTACCAACCTGTATCTGAATCCCAGATGGTTGTACATCCATCATATTGTGCTAAGGCAAATGTCGTACCTTGAGCGAATGTTGTAGGAGTCACGGTCATTGCACCTGCTCCTTTATTAATCCAAACTTTATATTCTCCTATTGTAGTTCCATCTGCTAAAGTAACTGCAAGCGCTGATCCCTTATTACCAATAATAAGAGATTTAGTTGCTGAAGCTGCACCATTAGAAGTGATTTCCTGATGGTCAAATGCAGCTTTACTTAATTCGACTGAACCATTACCTTTAGCAATTAAATTTAAATTAATGTTTGTATCACCACCTGAAGCAGATAGCGATGGACTATTTGTTGTAGCAGCGTTTGCAACTGTTATTTCGTTAACAGCTGAACCTGCTGCAGAAACTGTAAATAGTTCATTTCCATTTGTATCATCAATCGATGTACCAATCTTAGGTGTGTTTAAAGTTCCACCGTTGATTGTTGGACCTGTTAATGTTTTATTTGTAAGTGTATCTGTAGTTGCTAAACCTACAAGAGTATCACTTGCATTTGGCAAGTTAATTGTTCTGTTTGCTGTAGGTGTAGTTGCTTTAAGTGATACAGTATAACTTGCACTATCAAACGTAAGTGCACTACTATCAAAACCCATAACGGTTGATAGATTATTTGCATCAGCTACACCAGCTCCTAGTTTA